AATTACGAAGCAACAAGATATGATTTTGATGGAGCAAACCTTACAGGTATTGAAGGTATTCCTACAGGAACAATCACTCCATGGTCTCAATCAACTGCACCAACAGGATTTTTAGAATGTGCTGGAGCAGCAGTTTCAAGAAGCACTTATGCTGCTTTATTTGCAGTTATAGGAACTACTTATGGAGCAGGTGATGGATCTACTACTTTTAATCTTCCAAATTTAACAGATAGAGTTGCAGTTCATAAATCAAACAATAAAGCTTTTGCAAGTACAGGTGGAGCAAATACAGTTGCTAACACTGGAAACGTAGCAGGATCAACAGCAAATGCTACATTATCAACAGCACAACTAGCTTCGCATTCCCACGGAATTTCTAACCTAAAAAACTCAGCAGCTTATACTGGGGGGCAAAAAGCCGTAAACCCAACACAAACATCTCCTAGTGCAGGATTAAATTCAGATGCTTCTGGTTCAGGGCAAGGTCACGCACACAATATGTCAGCTAACTTTGCTGGAGATGCTAACTCAGTATTACAACCATATTTAACATTAATGTATATAATTAAAACATAAGGAATAAACATGGCAACAAATTCAAATTGGACAGTAGTTTTTGATGATAAATTAATTATCAAACAAAAAGGAGACGCAGCAGGAACAGGTTATAAAATTGATGATAATGCGTTTTGGTCTCAATCTAAGTTTTCAAATATCTGGGCTATTCAACATGGTGCTTCTGTTTCTACAGATGAAGTAGAATATAGAGATAGTACTCCACACAGTACCTATGCAGATGCTAATTTGGGTGATTTTAATGATTTTATTAACAAATGGGACGCAGCACATTTAACTCAATTGCAATCTGATTGGGACAATAATAATAATGTAGAGGGCGAAACACCTGAACAAAAAATTGCAAGATTAGGTGCTAGACCTACTTCTTATTCTTCTCTATAGTTCTTATATCTAGACAATTTATTTAAAAACAGTATAACTTTATTATAATTATAAAGTGTATGAAATTAGAAGAGGCAATAGTTGTATTAAACAACTTAACCAATAAAGATTTTATTGAGTTAATAAAAAAATACATAGATAAAAAAGCAATTAATAAATTACCCACATTTGGTGGGGATACAGAACACTTTAGAAATGTATTTGGGCACGCTTTAAACAGAAACAATATATCCGATAAAATTTTTTTTAAACATATAGATAAAATAATTAAACAACATTATTCTCATTATAAATTTAAATTTCCATATTTAAATACAAGTGTTTTAAATCAAATAGATTTATTAAAATATGAAGTAGGCGGAAAATATGAAATACACACAGATCACTCTGAACAAACACAACGAACTCTTACTTTTATTTTAAATTTAAATGAGAACTATGAAGGTGGAGATTTTATTTTTTATAATCAAGATAATACAGAGATGAAAAGAATTAAATGCAAAACAGCAACTTGTATTATGTTTCCAAGTAGTTTTCAATATCCCCATCGAATAGAACCAATCACTAAAGGAACTAGATATAGTATAGTAGCATGGCTAATATAAAAGAGTTTAAATATAAATTAATAAAAAATTTTCTTTCTAAAGAAGAACTAACATTATTAAAAAAATATTGTATTAATAAATTAAATGAAGATTGGGATACAGATTCTCAGTCACCTTTTTCTCCTTCATGGTACAAAGATGTTTTAATGAATACTATGTTAGAATTAAAACTTTCTAGAATGGAAGAAGAAACTGATTTAAAATTATTTAAAACATACGCATTTTGGAGATACTATCAATTTGGATCTATTTTAGAAAATCATAAAGATAGACCTTCTTGTGAAATAAGTGCAACTGCATGTATTCATCAAACAGAAACATGGCCCATACATATGGAAAATAACTGGATTGAAATGGAAGAAGGAGATGCTGTAATATATCTAGGTTGTGAATTAGAGCACGGCAGAAAACCATTTGAAGGAGATGGTTGTGCTCAAGTGTTTATGCATTATGTAGATCAACATGGTAAGTATGCACATTTTAAAGAGGATAATGAATTTGCAAACAAACAATGGGATATAGAAAATGGAACAAAGTAAAAAAAGACACGTAGAATTAAAACATCATATTGGCATTTATGATGGATATATTCCTGATATAGAATGTGATAAAGCTATTCAATATTTTGAAAAACAAAATACCTTAAACAAAGCGTATGATAGACTACAATCTGAAAACGCTAATTTAAATTTTAAAAATGATAAAGCAATTACATTAAATGACCATGTAAACACTTGGTTTGAAGAATTTAAACCATTATTAGTTAATTTTGATATGGCATTAAGGCACTATCAAGATGCAACAGGTATTTTAAGTTCCTATGGTATAGATGGATTTAAATACACTAGTTTAAAAATACAAAAAACATTGCCTACTCAAGGGTATCATGTTTGGCATTTAGAACATGGTTGTGGAAAAGAGAATTCAGAAAGAGCTTTGGTTTTTACTATTTATTTAAATGATGTTGAAGAAGGAGGAGAAACAGAATTTCTTCATCAATCTATTCGTGCAAAACCTGTTAAAGGAAGATGTGTTATTTGGCCAGCTGCATTTCCTTATGTACATAGGGGAAATCCACCTTTACAAGGAGAAAAGTATATTATGACTTCTTGGTTGATGTTACCGAGTTAATTTTCTTACTTACTTCCCAATCGGGATTTTCTATAATATTTGCAACTAGGTTATATCTAGTAGAATCATCTATTACTTCTGGAACCCCGTGCAAAATAAATGGCTCAAATATATAATAAGAACCAACTTGTGGTTTGATAGTTATTTTTAATTCTGGTACAAGAAGAGGACTACCTTCTGTTAAATATAAAATAATATGATAAGAATTGTGTGTGTGCATTTTAACATATTCTCCTTTTACTAATTCATTTCCCCACGCTTGTATTTTTGGTTTATTTGTATACCATTTTTCTTTTGTAAATAAAGGATTTGTGTTTTGATGTTTTTTAATTATGTAATTTAGAAATCTATTAAATTCTGATTTATCATTAAAAAATGTCCAATCAGTCATACCACCTTTAACATTTGTTTCTCCTCTATCTTTAATGTTTGTTTTAATCATAGTAGTCATATTCATCATATCTACTACATTATCATAAACACCATGGGAGATTTGAGTGGTCTTTGGGTAAGTTACAATAGTGCTATGTGTAAAATTTTCTTCGTCTTTAATAGGGTCTATTATTATCATATAGATTTATTTATTATACTATTTTTTCTTATTTCAGTAGCTGATATATTTTGTATTTCTTTTGGTAGAATAATTTCTTCAATCTTATATCCTACACCTCTGCCATAGCATATATTGGTAATATTAGGGACTAATATAATATCAAATTTACCTTGATAATTAACTAAAGCTTGTTCTATTTTTTTCTTCACTGTCTCAAAATCAAAAGGATTATTATCATCTCTTGGAGTATCCCGCACCATAATAATAACTTGCCCAGTTTTTTCTAAAGTTTGTTCAAATAACATTTGATGTCCTTGATGCCAAGGTTGCCATCTTCCTAACATCATAGCTGTTGGTTTATTGTAGTCTATCATAATATTATTTTATTTATTTGTTCTATAGGAACTAATCCACCGAAAGAAAAAACCAATCTTTCTCCTTCTTTAATAGGCGTACTAGAATGTGTTTCTAAACTTGCTAAACATAACCATAAATCATTTTGTTCAATATTAATTTCTTTGCCATCTATAACAGGATTTCCGCCTCTTGTTGGTTTTTTTAACATTAAATTACACCTAGTGTGGACAAACCCTTCTGGTGCTGGGTCTGTGTGAGGGTGAACAAAAGCCTCGTCTTTAAAATGATTTCCTATAAAATTTTTAAATATTGGTTCGATAGAAGTTGGTCTTAATCCAAATTCAAAAAAAGCGTCTTCCCAATGGTTAGCTGAATCTTGTATTTTATATTTTCTACCAAAACCATTATCCTGAAAATTATTATTTTCAATAAAAATTTTATTAGCAAAATTCCAATTTTTTATTACTCTATTAATTTTAAGTTTCATTTTATTTTATCACGTATATCTTTTAAAGTATCAATATAATTATAGTTTTTTATTTCATAATCAACTTGCTCTGGTTGTTCAAAGATTTTATTCGTATCTTCAAATCTTCCTGATTCAATCGTATTCATCCACACCGTAATATCGTAGTCTTTTCTATATAAATTATAAGGACACACAAAATCTACTACACAGGTTTTGTTTGCAATGGTGCACAGATCTATCATTCTAGTTACTTGACGTATTCTACCTGTAGAAGAAAAATCCCAATCTTTAAACATGGCTCTTATTTCATCTGCATTGAAATGAGGTATATTGGTATCTGCAGTTAATTGTTTGGCAAAAGTAGATTTACCTGAACCTGGTAATCCAAATACTAATATTTTCATACTTTATAAAAATAATCATAAAACCATTTAAAATTTGTTTCTATATACATAATGGTTTCTTTATTTAATAAATTTTTTGTATTTAACTTTTCTATTTTTTTAAAATTTCTTACATTTCCATAAGGAATATGACCAAGAGGTGTTTTATAAAAAACTTCAATGTTATTAAAATCATGCATATAATATTTTATATTTAAAAACTTATATATATTTTTTAATTCTTTTTCTGGATTAGATACAAAATTTTCATATTTAGTAAAGTAAAAATTATCCTTATTTTTTTCCTCTATAATTCTATGTATCCCAGTTAATGGAATTTTTAAAAAATCAAGATCAAAAAATTTTATTATTCTTTGTAACTGTTTATTATTGGGATGATATTGATAAAAATTATTTGTAAAACTTGTATTGTAGTCTATTTTATTAATGTAAATATATTCTAAAGAGTTAATAATAGATTTTAAATCTTTAATAAAAACTATCATTTTTCCATTAAAAATATTTTTTAAATCTTCTAAGTTTCCTAACCAATTTCTATTATCGTCTATGTAAATAGAGGCTTTTTTATTTAAACCATTAGCCCATCCAACCATACCCTGATTAAAGAATTGTTTGATGCATTCCTCAAAAGAATCTATATTTCTGTTTCTTAATGCTTCTTGATTAAACAAACTTGATTTTATGATGTTTAAAGAATCTATGATAGGGGAATACGGATGTATGGCTATTTTTTTATTTTGAGATAAAACATTTTTAATCATGTTTGATCCACTTTTGGGAAGACCTCCGCTAAAAAATACTTTCATATAAGTTTATTTGTTTTAAAAGCCAGTGTTACTCTTGGTACATTTTGTTTAGGAGCATGCCCTTTGTGTAGTTTTTTAGCATCAAAATAGATCAACCGATTAAATTTATATTCTATTTTTTCTTCATCTTTTATTTCAAAATGACCTTCATTTGATTGTAGTCCTTTTGATGGCATATATAAAAAAGTAATATCTCCATCATCTAAGTGAAAAGCTCCTCCCATATTGCTGTAATGTAAATTTGTGTATACTCGTAATACTTCAATAGGACAAATAAATTTTAATTTATATGTTAAAAATTCAATTAGCGGACTTGGTGGAACAATTCCACTTAAAAAAGAAGTATTATCGCCTAAAGCAGACCCATGACCTGCTTGATAAACTATTCCTTTATGTAAATACATTGACATAAAATCAGCCAGTTGTGGTTCAAGCCAATTATCAATTACGGTAGTGGTTATTTTTTTATTCATTATATTTCTACGTTGTACTTTAACAAAAATACCTGTATAATAGAAACAAAAAATAGTATAATTTTGTTTTAATCGATATATAACAAGTAATTATGCCATTAACACAATTAAATTTTTTACCTGGAATAGATACAGAAAATACTCAGACTGGAGCAGAAGGACGTTGGGTAGATTGCGATAAAGTAAGATTTCGTAAAGGACTTCCTCAAAAAATAGGAGGATGGAATAAATTTAGTAGTTCTTATTATGTAGGAGTTGGAAGAGCTTTAACAGCGTGGTTTGCTTTATCAGGAGAACGATATGAAGCTTTAGGAACTAATCGTAAAGTATATACTTATTTATCTGGAACTAGTCAAGATATTACACCTCTTAGAAGTTCTAATTCAGTTTCAAATACTTTTACAACTTCTAATGCAAGTTCTACTGTTATAGTAAATGAATCAGCTCACGGAGCCCAAGTAGGAGATTTTGTAACTATATCTAATGTATCTTCAGATGTAGGAGGAATTTTATCAACAGAATTAGAAGGTGAATTTGAAATACAATTAGTTAATAATACAAACGCATATACTATATTATCTTCGGGTACAGCTAATGCTGATGTAACTAATACAGCTAATGCTGATTTTCAATATCAAATTAGTATAGGACCTGTTCTTCAAACTTTCGGATATGGTTGGGGAACATCTACATGGAATAATAGTACTTGGGGAACTCCTAGATCAACTTCTAATGTAACAATAGATATGAGACAATGGTCTTTAAACAATTGGGGAGAAGACTTAGTATTAACTCAAAGAGATGGAGCAACTTATTATTGGGACACTTCTGGAGGTATGAGTGGTAATAGAGCTACACTTTTAGCTAATGCTCCAACTAATTCTATTTTATCTTTAGTTTCTACTGATACTAGACATTTAGTTTGTATGGGTACAGAAACTACTATAGGAACTCCTAGTAGTCAAGATAAATTATTTATAAGATGGTCAGATCAAGAAAATATTACAGAATGGACACCTAATGTAACTAACTCAGCGGGATCACAACGTATTGCAGGAGGATCAGAAATTAGATCAGCTAAAAATGCTAAAGGAACTATTTTAGTATGGACTGATACTACATTACATTCTATGGCTTTTGTTGGTCCACCTTTTATATTTGGATTTAGACAACTAGGTTCAGATTGTGGAGCTGTTAGTATGAACGCAACATATGTTACAGATGATATAGCCTATTGGATGTCTGATGGTACTTTCTTTCGATATGCTGGAGCAGTTCAAGAAATACCTTGTCCTATTTTAAATTATGTATTTAATGATATTAACACAGATCAATATGCTCAAGTTTATGCTGGTCAAACTCATACTTATTCTGAAATAATATGGTATTACTGTTCTAGTAATTCTACTCAAATTGATCGTTATGTCATTTATAATACACAAGAAAATTCTTGGTATTTTGGAAATATGAATAGAACTACTTATTTAGATAATGGAGTTGAATTTAATCCGTTAGCTAGTGAATATTTAGCTAACTCTACAGCTAATACTATTAGTACTATTTATGGATTAACGGCAGGTCGTTCTTTAATTTATAAACATGAAGATGGAGTGGACGCTGATGGTTCTGCTTTAGCTGCATATATAGAATCAGGTGATGGTGATATAGCGGATGGAGAAAACTTTAGTTTTATTAATAAAGTTATTCCCGATTTTCAAGATCAAACTGGAAATGCTGTTATTACACTTAAAGTAAGAGATTATCCTAATAGTGCTAAAACTTTAGGAGAAGCTATTACAGTTTCTAATACTACTCCTTTTTATAACTCTAGAATTAGAGGAAGACAAGCTTCTATTAGAATAGAAAACACAGAATTAGGTAGTAATTGGCGATTTGGTACATTAAGAATCAACGTAAAACCAGATGGAAAAAGATAAATATACTATTAGACTAGCT